GACACAAACAAACGACGGGAGCATATGATGGACAATATGACTTTGGCTTCTAGGGAAGAAGTCAGAAAAGTAATCATAGAGTTAATCTCTATCGCCAATTTGACAGATGAGAGAGATGACGCTATAGTTGCTCGTGCAAGACTACTACTACAGAAACTATATGCCGTATAATACGGCAGAGAGGATAGATATGAAACTAAAAGTGCATCACCCTGATGGTGAAGCCATAGCAGAGGTATACGATTATGCTGCTGGGGCATTACTAATGAGCCTGTATGGTTCTGGCTCAACAATTAGATACAAAAACCGAATCCTTTGGCTAGAAGGTGCTGATGGGGAAGGTGCTGAAAGTTATGACACTACTTCATTAACTGTAGAAAGAAGACTAAGGGAGGTATTATGAACGAAGATATGAGAGAAGACCAAGAAGTATCTATTGAGGAAATGATGAGCAAGTATATGATTTCATGTAGTGGGGTTACCTCTACTGGATGGACTAAACATATCATGCTAAATGATGGTGCTAATCAGTATTCAGGTAGACTACACTGGGACTCCGATATGGGATACGACTGGTACTCTGATGGAGATATTCCACCTGAGTCATACAGACCCGAGTTTGAATATGTACTTGATTGCATAACAGAAGGGAACAGGTAATGGAATCTGTAGATGAAGTATTGTGGGAAGCAAAAGTTAGAAAGATAGATGTTGGCGATATGGGTGATGAGGAAATCAAAGCCTTGCAATTAGAACTAACAAATGCTGTACGCAGAATTACATGGGATTATGGGGTGCACAACTAATGAGTGAACCAATGTATCTGATGGGTGATGACTATGCCCTAAATGGGACAGAGGATGATGTAGATGAAAACGATACTGGATTACCTGACCGCATGTGGGAGGATGACGAATGATAGTAGGAAATTGTACGGGTGATGAAAATCCCGATTACTGGTATCCTGAACTGCCACAAAGGCGAGCCAGCGTAGCCCAAATAGAAAAAATCATTAGCCAAACTCAGTATGCATTGGACAAATGTCACACTTGTCCTGTAAAATTAGAGTGCAGAAAAGAAGGCATGAAGGAGAAAAACCTGCCGTATGGAATATGGGGCGGTATGCTTCCAGCAGAGAGGCTCTATTTCAGCGGTTATAGGAGGGGTACTCGTGCAGTTGGCAATGAAAAAGAAAGACCATTTTTACTACAAGACTATGTACAAGATTGGATATGGTGGTAAGTGAAAAGATTATTTATATTCTTAGTAATTGTATTCCTATTCGTGCATGCCCCTAAATTGGAAAGTGCACCCGCAAAACATAAATGGGATGTAAATGATAGTAAGGCATACGCCAAGGACGCTGTATTTTCTTGGAGTCAAAAAGAATGGAAATGTCTTGATAAATTATGGACTAGGGAATCAAATTGGAGACCCGAAGCGTATAATCCTGTAAAAGTTATGGGAAGAAACGCTGGTGGCATACCACAGATTCTAGGGCTGTCGCCCGACACAAACCCAACAGACCAAATCGACAGAGGAGTGGATTATATTATGCATAGGTATACCACATTCTGTAAGGCCTGGAGTCATTTCCAAAAGAAAGGCTGGTACTAGTGCCCAACTATGAATATAAATGCA